ACAGGGGTCGACCCCGCGACCGTAAACGCCGCCCGGCGGATCTGGTACCATTCCTCCACAATCTGAAACGAAAGGAAAATGTTGCCATGGCGACATATTCGTTCATGGACGTTGCCGCGTCCATCGTCGGTCCCGGCGGCTCGTTCTCGCTCGGCTACGGCTCGGGTAATTCCGAAGAAGGCATTACCGTCGCCATGGTCGAGAACAAGAACACCATGACCATAGGCGCTGACGGCTCGGTGATGCACTCACTGCATGCTGGAAATGGCGGCACCATTACTCTGCGTTTTCTAAAGACCTCGCCGACCAATCAGATGCTGTCGGTGATGCTCGATCTGCAACGTGTGAGCTCGGCGCTGTGGGGACAGAACGTCATCGTTATCAGTGATCCGGCGCGCGGCGACCAGATCTCCTGCACCAACTGCGCCTTCCAGCGTTGGCCGAATGTTTCCTACGCGAAAGAGGGAGGCCTGCAGGAATGGATCTTCGACGCGGGTCAGGTCAACGGCGTGCTCGGCGACGGCACCAGCGGCACGTCGGTGGTCGGGGGTTAACGATGCTGGAATTCAAAGTCGGCGATCACCTCTACCGCGCCAAACGAATGAACGCGTTCCAGCAATTCCACGTCGCCCGTCGTCTCGCGCCGCTGATCTCCGAGATGATGGAGATGGGCGACGCGCTGGCGGCGATCGGCGAGCAGGAACCCAACAAGCTGATCGTGCCGTTTGCCGGGGCGCTGTCGCGCATCACCGATGAGGATTGCAACTACGTGCTCGGCATGTGTCTGGAGATGACACAGCGCCAGCAAGGCGGCAATGGTTCGGGTGTGGTGTGGGTCGACGTGTGGAACCCGCGCGCCAAACGCATCATGTTTGAGGATCTCGACTCATTACCGATGATGATCGAGGTGGTCTCCAAGATCCTGCAGGATAATCTGACGGGTTTTTTCGGCGGCGCGTTGCCGGGGGCGGCAGCTACGGAAACGCCGACGCTTACCCTGAACTCGATTGGATAGCGGTAGCAGACGGCGAGGGCTATCTGCTGCGCCCCTCCGTCAAAGGCATGTATCGCATGGAGGGTCTGCTCGATGGCACGATCGATCTGGAGCACGTGATGCTCGCCAACGACTACCTCGACGTATTGGACGAGAACGAGCGGATCTATCAGCGTCACCTGGAGCGCAGCCGTGAGCGCTAGTCTGCGTGACTCGTCCACCGAAGTGACGCTCCCGCCGGTCGAGGTTGTCGCCAAGCGCGACCCGCCCGCACCCGAGCTGACGCCGCCACCCGGCAAACTATTCGGCAGACTGTGGGCTTTAGCGGTTGGCACGCCGACCGATGCCGGCGGCGGCGGCAAGGCCATCAACCTGTCGGACTTTCACATCGAATTTTCGGTGGAGACCGGCATGATGTTAAACCCGTGGCAACTGACCGCCACGGTCACCAACGTGCCGGATGATCTCGCTCAGCAGATCACCCAGGAATTCACCAACGTGACGCTGAGCGGCGGCTACCAGCACGCCCGCTACGGCCAGCTGTTTGCCGGTGATATCGTATTCTTTGAGAAGGGCAAGTTGAGCGCCACCGACACGTTTCTGCGCATCCATGCCGCGTGCGGTAGCCAAGCCATGCTCGAGCCGCTCATCAACAAGCGACTGCCGCCCGGCACCACCGGGCAGGACATCATCAATGCGGTGCTTTCCGCCATGGGCCCTTACGGCATCACCGCGGGAACCATCACCCAGATCGACGCGATCCAGACCCAGAAGAGCACGCGCAGCCGCACGCTCTATGGTTTGCCGCCCGAGGTGATGCGTGATCTGACGCAGGCTATCGATGGGTTTTGCTTCATCGATAGCAACAACAAACTGCACGTGCTGGGCCCGGGCGAGAAGCTGCCCGCCAAGCCGATCGAAATCAACGTCCTCAACGGTATGACCAGCATTCCGACGCAGCAGATCGGCGCCGCGATCCATGTGCAGTGTCTGTTAAATTACCAGATCACACCGGGCTGCCAGATCAAGATCAACAACGACGAGGTGAACAAGGTCATCAAGGCGCAAGGCGGTGATACCTCGCAGGCGATCAACCAGACCTATTCGTTGCAGATGATGGCACACATCGAGAGCGACGGCATCTATACCGCGTGGAGCGTGACGCATCACGGCGATAACCGCGGGCAACCTTGGTATACCGAGATCACCACAAAGCCGCTCGATCCTGATCAAGCTGGCCCGAAGGCGCCCGGCTGATGGCCGCCGAGGTCCTCCAAGAGTTTCTGGTCAATGTTAAATACGTCGTCGACGGCGCATCGCAGGAGAGCTTCCTCAGCGGGCTGAAGCGGGTCGCCGCGCGTGTCGGTCTGCTCAATGCGGAGCTGGCCGCCATTGGCACCGGGCTTGTGGTGCTGGCCAAGAAGTTCGCCGAGACCGGCAACGAGCTCTACCAAGCCAGCCAGCGCATGGGCATGGCAACCGATGAAATCCAGTCGGTTAGCAACGCGTTCTGGATGCTCGGGATGTCGACCGAACAGGCGCGCGGCGCCATGGAGGGGTTCACCGGCTTCTTGCGCAGCTACGGGCCAGCCGGGATCGGCTTCCTGCGCGCCTTCGGGGTGACTGCCACCGACAACGTGGGGCGGCTGAAAGAGCTCGGCGTGGAGCTCCGCAAGCTGGGTGGCGCGGATCCTAATTCGCCGACCTACTGGATGGCGCAGCGACTGGCGGCGCGCGTCGGCATCACCGATCCGCTCGCGGTGCACTATCTGGCAACCGGCGAATGGGCCGCGCAGCAAGAGCGCGCCGCGAAGCTGGTGAAGGAGGTGTGGGGCAACCGCGACCCGAAGGAGTTCGCCACGGCGGCCGAGGCGGCGACGCGCACCTTCCGTGATCTCGGCGTCGTGCTCAACAACATCTGGCAGCGCTTCGGCACCAACTTCCTGAAAGAGATTCAACCGTCGCTCGACCACATCCTGGTGACGCTCCGCGAGCATCTCCCGCTGATCAATTCGCTGCTGGACGGATTGGCCAAGGCGGCGGGCTTCGTGTTCCGGGTGGTCGATCTGCTGATCACTGCGTTTGCCGGCATGTTCGATCTGATCGATCAGATACCCGGTAAACTCAAATTCCTGGAGATCGCGTTTGCTGCGGTGGGCGTGGCGATGCTGGCGACGCCGTTCGGGCGTGTCATCGCCATGCTGTCGCTGCTGCTCGGACTGCTCGACGACTACATGGTGTGGAAGGCCGGCGGCAAATCGCTGTTCGACTACGGCGGTCTCGAGAAGACCAGCAAAGCGATCGACCAGTGGGCCGGCACCAAAGACATCCTGGCGGACGTGCTGAAGACGCTGACCGCGATCGCCGCGCTGTCGATGATCGGCCTGGGGCCGTCCCGGCTGGCGCGCGGCTTGTGGACCATGGGGCGTGGGTTGCTGCGCATGCTCGGGCTGGTAGCACCCGCCGCGGCGGGTGCTGGCGCGGGCATGGGCGCGACCTTCACCCGTGGCGCCGGCGGGCTGGCGGGCCGCCTGGGGGCGCGCGCTGGGCTGGCGGCTATCCCGGTGGTCGGCGAGATCGCGCTAGGCCTGTGGGCCGCCTATGACGCGTGGCAGGCGGCGAAGGCGGCGGGCTGGGATCCGGCAAAGCACGGTCCCGGCAAATGGGGCGAAGACGCCGGCAAATGGATCCGCGATCTGTTCACCGACCCGAAAACCAAGGACGCCGTCACCGAGGGCGCCGAGGGGTTCTGGGATGTGGTCAAGGACACCTGGAAGACCCTGACCGAGAGCCAAGCGGAGTTTGATCCGACCACCGGCTCGGCGCACGGGCCGCAGTCATGGTGGGGCCGGGTGACGCAAAGCGTCGGCGGCACCGGCGCGTCGGGGGTGGCGGCGAACGCCGGCGACCTCGGTCGGAAGCTGATGGAGACGCTCGGTATCTCGCGGTCTGTCGCCGCGGCGTTCCTGTCCAACTTCCAGGCCGAGAGCGGACTACGCGCCGACATCACCTATGGCGGCGGTGGCTACAATCCGCAATCCGGCCGCGCCTATGGGCTGGCGCAATGGGCCGGGTCGCGGCTGGCGGATCTGCGCAAGTTCGCCGAGGAGCGTCACCTCGATATCCGCCAGGAGAGCACCCAGCTGGCGTTCCTCAAGCACGAGCTGGGCGGCAAGTATGCCGGTGTGATGGCGCACCTCCGCGCGGCCGAGGCCCGCGGCGCGACGCCCGAGCAACTCGCCGACATCGTGTTCCAGGAGTTTGAGGCGGGCCACGCCGCTGAGCTGCAGAAGTATCGCGGTGGCCACATCGCGGGCGTGGGAGCTGCGCTCAACGCAATCCCCACCGAACACCCGGCGACCACCAGCCACGTCAGCAACAAGGGGGACACCACGATCAACCACAGCGTCACCGTCAACGTGCCACCGCAGGCCAATCCGCAAGCCACCGCGCACGCGGTTGCCACCGAGCAGACCCGCGCGCACGCGCTGCTGGTGCGTGATGTCGGCCGGGCCAATCTGCGATGAGCGGGCTGGTCGGTGGCGCGGTCGGTAGCGGCCTGGGCCGCGTGCTGCAGATTGGCGGCGGCATCATGGGCGTCGCCGCGCCGTTCAGTTCGCTGATCTCCGAAGCACTCGGACCGGACAGCCCGATCGCCGGGCTGTTCGCGCAGCCGCGCAAGATCGACACGATTATTCCGGATGTAACGATCGAGGAGAACTTCACCGACCGCGTGCAGGTTACCCAGCATCCGGTAGGTAGCACCTCGCCGATTCACGACCACGCGTTCCTGCTGCCGCGCACGATTTCGATGCGCTGCGGCTGGACCAACGCGGCGCCGATCACCGCGGCGATCCAGGGTGGCATCTCGGGCTTTCAATCGGGTGGCGGGTTCGGTGACCTGGGCGGTGGCATCGGTGGCGCATTGACCGGTGCGGGCCAAGGGCTGTTGTCCTCGTTGACTGAACAACGCGCCAAGGAGATCTACAAGAAGCTGCTGGCGCTGCAATACAGCTCGGGCGTCGGCGGCACCGCTGCCAACAAACAGGATCCCGTCAAACCATTTACGCTGACCTGTGGCAAGCGCAACTACACCAACGTGGTGATCACCGAGATCACCGTGCGCAACGACAAGTCGACCGAATATGCACTGATCGCCGAGATCAAAATGGAAGCGCTGAACATCGTCAGCGCCTCCGTCAGCGTCTCCGCCGGCACCGGCGCCCAGGCCAACCCGGCAAGCACCGCGCCGACCACCCAGGGCGGCACCCAGCAGGCGAAGCCGGTGCCGGAATCGTTCTTCCATTCGACCTTCGCACCCGGCCAGGGCAACGCGCCCTGGGGACGGTTCGGCGGCGGCCTGTTCGGCGGAGGGCAATAGCCGATGGCGTCGTTCTTTGAGATCCCGCTATCCGGCAGCACGCCGCAGACCTTCACCATCCAGCTCGCGGGCAACCCGCTGCAGCTGACCTTCCTCTACCGCAACGCCGACCCGGCGATCGCCGGCGGCTGCGGCTGGACCGTGGATGTGGTCAACGCGCAGGGCGCGAACGTGCTGTGCGGGGTGCCGTTGGTGACCGGCGCCGATCTGCTGGCGCAATACGCCTATCTCGATTTCAACGGCTCGCTGTTTGTCCGCTCCGACGGCACGCCGGAAGCGATTCCGACGTTTGAGAACCTGGGCGAGACTCCCGGCGGCCATCTCTACTGGATGATCCCCTGATGGCCACTCCACCGACCGCCGGCGCAGCGTCACCTACCGGACCGCTCGATCCGCGCCAGCGCGCGGTGATGTTCGCCGAGATGCATCAGTCGGCGCTCGATGGTCGGCAGGCGCAGATCCACACCGCGATGCCCGGTCACATCGTCAGCTACAACCCGGCTACGATGACGGTCACGGTGCAGCCGGACATTCAGGGCGTGCTGCGCAACCCCGACGGCACCAAGCTGATGGTGGCCATCACGCCGATTGCCGACGTGCCGGTGTGCTTCCCGGGTGGCGGCGGTCACATCCTGACATTTCCGATCGGGCCCGGCGACGACTGCCTGATCATGTTCGCTGAACGCTCGATCGATAATTGGTTCCAGCACGGCGGCACCCAGAGCCCGAGCGATTTTCGCATGCATGATATCAACGACGCGTTCGTGCTGGTGGGGGTGCGCTCGCAGCCGAAGCGATTGGGCGCCAGCGGCACCACGCGGGCGGCAGCACCACCGGCCTCGGCCGGCACGGTGCAGCTGCGCAGCGATGACGGTCAAACCTACGTTGAACTGGACGGCACCAAGGGTGTCATCAACATGCGAGCGAACAGTTCGATCAATCTGCTCAACGAAGATGGGTCCAGCTCGGTGCAGCTTCTGGGCGAGAACGGCAATGTCACCATGACCTGCCCCGGCACGATGACCATCAACTGCCCGACATTGCACGTCACCGGGACGATCATGTGCGACGCCGAGGTGTTCGCCCAGGCGAACACGATGGGCTTCGTCACGCTCTCCAAGCACATCAATCACCAGGGCGGCGGAGCCGCCAACCCACCGACGCCGGGGACCTGAGATGCGGTATCGCCGCTTGGATGCCAATGGCGACATGACCTTCGGTCGTGGCCAGGGCAATTTCTGGATCGATCAGGCCGAGGCGGTGGCGCAGCTGGTGCTGACCCGGCTACGGCTGAACCTCGGCGAGTGGTTCGCCGACACCACCGACGGCACCGCATGGGCCACCGAGGTGCTGGGCGTGCGCACCCGGGCAACCCGGGACGTGGTGGTGCAGGCGCGCGTTCTCGGCACCCCCGGAGTGACCGATCTGGCGCAATATTTCTCCACCACCGACCCCAATGCGCGGCAATGGATCGCCGCGCTCTCGCTGGACACGGTGTATGGCCCGGTGGCGCTGGTGGCGGCGAAGCTGCCGGGCATCGTGCCGCCGTTACCGACGGCGCCGGCGGCGGTCTCACAGACGGCCGCGACCGGGCTCGGCGTGCTGGGTGGCACCGCGATCGGCAATACCCCGGCCGATCTGACCCAGGGGCCACAAGCCGACGTCACGGACTTCCAGATCCAGACCCTCGCTGCCGGGAGCTACTAATGCCGCTGGCAATCCTCAAGCCGCTGCCACCGAGCCGGGTGGTCCGGCCGCGCGAGCGGCCACGTGCCGCCCCTGCGGTGGCGCTACGCGCCGTCCAGCAGCGCCACCACATAACCCCACCGCCTGCCGTGGTGGTGCCGCCACGCCCTACCAGGGCCCGTCGGGTGACCCCGTTGGCGCCGGTCGAGCGGCCAGCGCCGCTGCTGCGTCTGCTGGCGCCTCCGGCACCCGCGCCGGTCCGCCTCGTGCTGCGCGCCCCCGCGCCGGCGCCGCCTACACCAACCCCCTTGGCCACGGTGCAGATGGCGATCGCGGTGGGCATCCAGGGCGGTGGCGGCACCCGCGTCATCAATGTGCCGGCCGATCTGACGCAGCCCGGGCTGGTCAACATCACGCAGTTTCGCGTCGCCCTTACGGCCGGGAGTTGGTGAATGTCAGGAACCGTCTCACCCACCTCCGCCTACGTCGATGCGACCGGCATCCACGCACCCACCTTCAGCATCATCCAGCAGTATCTGATCGGGCAATTCCAAGCGATCCACGGCGCCGACATCGTGGTCTCGAACGACAGCCAGGACGGCCAGATGATCGGCGTGTTCGCCGCCGCGCTCAACGACACCAATGCGGCCTGTGTCGCGGTCTACAATTCGTTCAGCCCGAGCACCGCACAGGGTGTTGGGTTGAGCTCCATGGTGAAGATTAACGGGCTGGCCCGACACGTGCCGTCCAACTCAACCGCAGCGCTCTATCTGGTCGGAGAGGCGGGCACGGTGATCACCAACGGCATCGTGCAGGATCCGGCCAGCAACAACTGGCGGCTGCCGGCCAGCGTGACGATCCCGCCCAGCGGCGATATCACCGTCACTGCAACCTGTCAGACATTGGGTGCGGTCTCCGCAGCGCCCGGCGACATCGCGCATATCTACACCGTGACGTTGGGCTGGCAGACAGCCACCAACCCGGCAGCCGCGACGCCCGGCGCGCCGGTGGAGAGCGATCCCTTGCTGCGTATTCGCCAAGCGGTGTCCACGGCGCTGCCGGCACTGTCGGTGCTGTCCGGTATGATCGGCGCGGTGGCCGGGCTGCCGGGCGTGACGGCGGTCAAGGGTTATGAGAACGACACCAACACCGACTACTCGCCACCCAACCCGCCACCGCCGGCCAACCTTGCCGAGGGACCGTTGCCACCGCACAGCATCAGTCTCGTGGTGCAGGGTGGCGACGCGATTCAAATCTGCCAGACCATCCTGCTAAAGAAGACGCCCGGCTGCTACACCTACGGCAGCACCCGCGAGACGGTCGATGACGTGTATGGGCTGCCGCATGATATCGGGTTCTTTATCCCGAGCGTGGTGACGATCGGTGTGCACATCACGCTGAAAGCGTTGGCGGGGTATTCTACCATCATCGGTGCCGCGATCTCGCAATCGGTCAGCGATTACATCAACGCGCTCGGCTCCGGCGAAAGCGTGATTTACAGCAAGCTGTGGATGCCGGCTAATCTGTGCACGGAGTCTGGCGCCCCGATTGGCGCTACCGGCACTTACGATATCATCGCCATGGCGATCGGCACGCCGCCGGACAACGTCGGGTTTGCCGGTTACGGCACCACCAACATCGCGATCAGTATTTTTCAGATGGCGAGCTGCCTGCCGAGTAACGTGATCATCACGGTCAGTCCGTGACCCTCGCTGACTACATCGGTCTGATCACCTCGTGGCATTCCGACAAGCCTAAATTCGTCAACACGGTGGCGACGCTGGTGCAGCCGCTGGTCGACGCCCAGGACATGCTGGCCAAGCTGACGGCGGATTTCGATCTGGACACCGCGGTCGGCGTGCAACTCGATCAGGTCGGGCAATGGATCGGCCGCACCCGCTACATCCAGGCGCCGATCAAGGGCGTGTTCTTTTCCTTCAACGACGGCGCCGGCCCGCGCACCGGGTTCAATCAGGGTATCTGGCTGGGCGCATACGATCCGATCGAGGGCATCATCGCCCTGGATGATGACACCTATCGCGCCGTGCTGAAGCTGCTGGCAATTGCCAATCAGTGGGATGGCACGGTGCCGAGTATCGCCGATGATCTGGACCGCGTGTTCCCTGGCACCGTCATCCAGGACCTGGGCGACACGCCACCCGGTCGCATGGCGATGGACGTGCTGATCCCCGGCGTGCTGATCAATTCGCTCCTGCTGTCGGTGCTGGAACAGGACTTCCCGGTGAAGCCTGCCGGTGTGCATGTCAATTTCATCGAGTCCACGGTGTCCACGCAGCAGATTTTTGCTTTCAACGTGGACGGAGCAGCCGGCGGGCCATTGGGTGGCTTCAATCAGGGAGCGTGGGGCGTCATCGTTTTGACGACATAAACAAGGGGACACGCCAACCATGGCAACCAATGACTTCCTGACCTTCGCTGGTGATCCGGCGGCGGATGTGCTGCCGCAGTCGCAATACCTTGCGAGCAGCTTCACCGCGCGTCTGCTTGGGTTCTCCACCGGCACCGCGCTGTCGATCCAGCTCAACAAAGTCTGGCGGCAGGCATCGCTGATCAGTCACATGATCGGCCAGTTCACCATCGATGAAGTCAACCAGGACATGCTGGATGACGGCACGCCCGCTGGTCTGACAGCATTGGAAACGCATTTCCGCGCAGCTATTACCCACGTAGCCCAAAGCGCGGTGGGCACCGGATACTTGCCACTCACCGGAGGCGCGCTTTCCGGGCTACTGACCATCAACGCCAGCCCGCTCGCGATCAATGCACCGGCTGATCAGTCGGTAGCGATCAACCTTTCGCGCCAATCCAGTCATACCGCAGCATTGCTTGGTTACACCGGCACTTTCTCCCGCTGGGCTGTTCTGGTCGGCGATTCCGCACCAGAGCAGGGCGGCAACTCCGGTTCTAATTTCGCAATTTATAGTTATGCCGATGGCGGCGGCCCCAACGCACTTGATATACCGCTCTCCATCAACCGCGCGACGGGTGTGGTAAATTTCAGCCACTCTCCCACTGTCAATGGCGCGAACCTGCCCTACGTGCGAATGACCGGCGATGTGATGAGTGGGCCGCTCGGCGTTGGTAGCCTCGGCATTTCCTATAACGGCCTAGGTGGCTACTGGGCCGCGCACCATATCGCGTTCGGCTGGGACGGCACCTGGGTGAATATGGCGGTCGATGGCACCTTCATAGGGTCGATTGCCACGACAGCCTGGGCGAATAGTCTCGTCGGCAATTACCTGCCACTCGGTGGCGGCGTCTTGACCGGCCAGCTCGACGTCCATGCGCAGATTATTGCTGGTGGCACTCTATGGGCGCGCTCCACTGTAGTGTTTGGCAACCTCGCTGACTTCGCGAATTTCACCGACGGCCGCTACCGCTACCGGCAATGGGCGGGCAGTTGGTATGAGGCATGGGATGGTCAGACCGGGTTGCGCGCCTGGGCCGCGCCCGGCGCCTGGATCATGACACTGGATGGCACCGGAAGTTTATACGTCCGCAACACCCTGAAAGCTGATGGCAGCCGCATCATTTCCGCCAGTGGTCTGAACGGTGGTAGCGTCGCACCTTCGGTGTGCTGCTACTGGACCAGCGGCGTTGCCAAGGGCATGTGGGTCGACGCCAGTGGCCTGTGGCTTGGACAGATGGACGGCGCTGGCAATCCAACGCGCGCCGACATGTTGTATGACAACAACGGCTACTTAACGATCTACGGCATCTTGCAGGTCAACAGCAACTTCACCTGCTATGGCGGCCAGGGCTGGTTCGCCGGGGTATTGATCACCAATTCTAATTTCAGCGCGGCGGGCACCGGCTATTTCGGCAACTGGGTGACTATGGCGAGCAGCCTTCAGGTCAATGGTAATATCAACTGCAACAACACGGTCAACGGTGCGGTTGTTTCATCCAACGGCTACCTCTGGGCCAACGACCGGCTGATGGTCAAATCCGGCTACCCGGCAATTTGCAGTTGGAACCCCGTAGCCGGTGGCGCTGGCGGGTTCTGGGCGTTGTCTGACCATCTTGGGTTCACCGGAATGGACGGCAACGGCAACCCGACCAGCTACATGGCGACGATGACCTATAGCGGCTGGCTGTATATGGCGGGTGGCCTGGGTGGCATCTCGGACGCCAAGGTCAAGCATGATATCAAACCATCATCAGCGTTCGACAGTCTCGCGGCAATCCGTGCCCTGGTCTCACGCGCTTTCAATTGGAACTTTAACAATGCGCATCAGCCGTTCGGCCTGATCGCTTCTGAGGTGGCACCGCATTTGCCGGATGTGGTGCGTAATCATGACAACACCGATTACCTCGATCTGACCGCGCTGCTGGTGCATGCGCTGCGTGCCATTCAGCAACTGGCAGATCGTATCGAAGGGGCACGCGCATGAGTGACGACCCAGAGGTTAAC